CCTTCCAAGCGGTATCGTTGAAATCTTATCAACAATCACGTCAACCGCCGCGTTAATCGCCTCCGGCGTCGCTCCGGATGAATGGTATTTTTCCAATGCCGTGCGGATTTCGTACATCTGCGCCAGCGGGATTTCGGCGGTGTCCCTGTCGGCGTAAACTTTCGCAATGGCCGCGTCGATCTTCGCGAGCGCGGCGCGTTTGTCAGCGTCCCATTTGATCACCGCCGCTTTGACTTCCAGCGCGTTTACTTTCCCTTCTTTGTCCGCGTTGCCGGTGATCTGGTTTACGTCGCGGTCAAAGTTCGCCTGAACCGTCGCGGCTTGCATTTCACGCGTCCATTCGGCCACGGATTCAATCAGCCTCCGATTGTTCGCGACGTACATTTGCAGCGCGCGGTTTTCAACCTGAGCCCCGGCCACAGCCCGCTCCTGAAAACAGCCTGGCAGCAGGAGCATGGTGGCCAATGCAATCACGGCGCCCGCAAACTTGCCGATGATGCCAGCGACTTTGCCGAGAATCTCCATCGGCCCTTTGGATTTATCCGCCGTCGCAGCGTTGATTTCGCTGATGGTCTGCGCCTTTTCCGCGTCGCTCAATTTCGCGAACTCGACAACGGCGCGGTCTTGAAAGTTGTTCGCAAATTCGGCGTTACTTGAAGTGAATTCGGACATGGTTTTTCCTTTCTATTTTTTCGGCACGAACACGTCCCGGAGAACGGTCAGCGGGACGATGACGCGCACGGGTTTGGGTTTCTCACCCGGCATAAAATCCGCCGGGGTGAACGGTGTGGGTTTCTTTTTCGCGTCGCGGTTGATGTTCGCCAGCAGAGACATAATCGAAGCGGTTCTGGCCCATTCGGATTTGTCGCGACCCCGCGCCATCCATCGCAATTCCCGAAGCGTCAAACCGCCGGGGTCTACTCCGGCGGTTCCGGCCAGCTCGAAAATGTGCTCCCAAATTTCGTCGGGTGTTAGGCTTTTTGAGCCAGCAGGTTTTCCGCTTCCGCCAGTTTCTCCCGCGCCACGAGAATCGACTGCCGGAATATCGCCAGATACCCGGTCAGCACGCTCCGGTGGCTCTGCGGGAAAAAATCCTTGAGCGCCTCGAGAAACACGTCGCGGATTTTTTCGATTGTGTCGCCGCTGATTGCGTTCTCGAATTGCTCAAGCGTCGGTTTTTCGCCGTCGGTTTTTGAGGCCAGATACGCGGCCTGGGTGATCGCCGGAGCATCGAAAATGAAACGGTTCAAGGCTTCGCCGTTGACCAATTCCAAAAGTTTATAACCGGTCGCGTTGGCGACCTTCCTACACACGTCAACCGTGACTCGCACCGTCCATTGCCGCCCGGTGTCGTCTGTGAAATTCTGCATGATGATTCATGCCTCCAGTGGATATTTCGCCGGGCGGCTTGCCGCGAAAGCCCCTTGCGGTGAATTCGCCGATGGTGGCAACCATCGACCGCCCGGTTTTCTTCCTGATTTTTTTAGACGCCGACCGTGATCCACGCCGGGGCCAGCCCGGAGTATGTCGGCTTGATCGTGACCTTGACCGTGATCGCTTCTTCGAGCGGCTGGGAAACGTCAAAGCCCGTGACTACGCAGTCAGCCCAAAGCCCCTGCACATCTTCGACCGTGCTTCCGCCGGTCAGCGCGGCGAATGCAACCGTGGTGCCAGCCAAAAATGCGGCCTGAATCGCGGTGAAGGCGGTGTCGGCGGCGTCGAAAATCATCTCGAATTCGATGCTGGCGTCCTTCAGCGTTCCGACCGTCGCCTTCCAACCGTCGTTGCCGCGTGTCGTGACGTCGGCCTCGCCCTTCGATAGCGACAAGTCGAGGCTCTTCACGTTATCGATTTCCGCCAAATTCGGCGCGGCTCCGGTGCCTGGCCACGCCACGCGGGTGCCGGTGGTCTGGTAGTACAACTTCGCATTCATTCCAAGAATCGCGGCCATGTTTTTCTCTCCTATGCGTACACGCGGTAAGTGACCGCGATGACACTGGTGAACACTTTTTTGTTTTGAATTTCCTGCGCTGAATAAATCGGTTTATGTTCGGACGACAACCACATGATTTTCATGTCGCCAGAAACCAAATCCTGCTTATCCAAAAACGTGGCGATATTTTCGGCGAGAAGCACGAGCGGGTCAATGTCCGATTCTGTTTCGCCTTCAAGTTTTTTCATCACACCAATGGAAACGGTGACATCGTTTTCCATTTTTCCGCGTGTCGCTGGTGTCGATTCATTGCTAATCGGGACGACGACCACGCGCAAAGTTTTCAGGTCTGCGAGTTCAAATTGAGGCACATATTTTCTAATGGCAACAAACGGCACTGGGTCGATGCCGCTTGCGTAGGTGTTTAGCGCGGTGACAACCGCTTCGGTGATTTCCGTAATCATTTAGTTTCCAATGATATGCCAGTTTGCGCCGTCGCTCTGAATCGTTATGGCGCAATGTCACCGCGAGAACGCAAATACGCAAGAAGATCGTTAATCGCGGTACGAGCCTCTGCGTCCTGCACAGCACCACCCGATGCGTCAGCAATCGCCGCACCCTGCGCAACGGGAGTTGCGCCATTCAATCCAATATCCCCGGCGATGTGACATGCGGTGTGCGTCCCTGTGGTGCCGATGCGAATAATGCCGCTGTCGCCATTTACGCCAGCAGAACCAATGCAGATGTTATTGCTGTTGCCGACCGTTAAATTGTTTCCGGCAAGTTGCCCAATGGCGACATTGTTATCGCCGGTCGTGATCGACTGAAGAGCCTGTAACCCAACGGCAGTGTTGTTGTCTCCGCTGGTAAGACTACTCAATGATTGAGAGCCCAACCCAAGGTTGTAGTCCCCCGTACACGAGAGACCACCGCCATTGAACATATTGGACTGCCCAACACCCGGATTACCAGATCCAACAACACTGGTGTTACTGTTTGCGTCGGTATACCAAGCGCCGCCGCCAACCGTGGAGATCGTGCCGTCGGATTTGCGGATTTTCATCACGCCATCAACGTCAAGAAAAGCAGTCCCGTAACCTTCTGCCGGTGTGGGCGGGATTGTGATTTTCTTCAACGTCACGCCCACGTCGGAAGTCAGCGCCACGGTTGACTGCGCACCGTAAATTTCTGAAGTCGCCAGAATCGTGCCGCCGCCAATCACGGTGCGCCCGCCGCCAATCAAAGCGGTGTCGCCGGTCATTTTCACGCAGAAGTTTTCTGATCGAGCCGTTCCGGTGCTTTCCTCCGTCGCCCACGTCTCGCCGGTCAAAAGCTCAACAGTTTGCGTGAGTGTCGAGCCGTCAGTCTGCCCGCCAATCGCAAAAATCGTATTGTCGGAAAGCGCGATGGATTTATGGTTGTACCGAGCCACGTCGAGCGAGCCTGTTGCCGTCCAAACACCGGCAATCAACTTTTCGCACGTCGCGGTGGCGGCGGTCAAATCGGTGTTGTAGCCGCCAATCAAAACGGGGACGCCCGAAGCAATCGAGATGGTGGCGAATTCGCGTTGTAAAATCACGTCGGGGCCTGACGACCATGTGCCGCCAACGTCGTCGTAAATCTCTGTCGTGTCAGAATCGACACCGCCGAGCATGCCGGAAACAGCATGAACGTCGCCGTTAGCGTCTTTGAACGCCGCGAACCCAGTGCGCTCGTCCGACATTGCGCCGGTCGCAGTCACCGTACCGGCCTCATCGTACAGATCGCAATCGCCGCCACGACCGCCGAAAATCAAAACGAGGCCTGAATCCAGTTTGATCGCCGTGCCGTATTCGTCGGCGGCGGTGCCCGAAAATGTGCCGTCGTTGGCACAAAGCTCAGTAGTCGGGTCGTAAACTTCAACGGTGGTGGCCGCGCCGCCGATACTGCCGACAATCAAAACCTTGTCGTTGTCCAGGAGCACGGCTGTGCAACCGCCGCGAGCCGTCACAAGATCGCCGGTCGGCGTGAAAAGCCCGGTGGCCGGGTCGTAGATTTCGCACGTGTCGAGTTCGGTGCCGGAAATATCCAGCCCGCCGCAAATAAAAATGCGCCCATCAGCCAGCAGGCAGACGCCCGGATTTCTACGGCCAGTGCCAAGACTGCCGGTAGCCAGCGGTTGAACGGCGGGCGGGGCGTTGGTTTGGATTTCCGTAACCGGGCCATCTTCAACCGTGCGTGCCAGAATTTGCCCGCCGTGCGCATACATCGCGATGCAGCCCGGCAGCGGAACGCCGTTGGCCGGGTCGTCAGCGTCTTCGGTTGTGGAGATTTTGACGGGGATGCCAGACGCCGCACTGAATGCCAGGTGTTCGCCGTCGTCGAGCGCGACGCAGCCCAGTGTGGACATGATGACGGATTTCGCGGGCGGCAGTGTTGTCGGCATTTTAAATTCCTCTGGCGAACGGCTTTTTATGATCGTTTGTTTTGCTTACGTCAACTCGGTGACTTTATACGCCGTCGGCGTTCCGGGACTAAACATCGTGATTGCACCAGTATACACGGTTGCGCCTGACTCGTAAAACAAACCAACACCACTACCGATGGTTCCCATCACGATTGTGTAATTAGATGCGGAAACAGCGCCATCACCAGATGGAATAACGTCTCCATTTTCATCCACGCCGCCAAACAAAACATAAGTTGGCGAACTAAGTCCCGCAAAAAATGTAAAGCCCTTACGGTTATCGTTTGCTGCAAGCAAAAGCGTTGCGGTTGCAGCGGAGAGTGATACGGTTGTCGTTGTCGCGGTTCCGGCGGTTGTCCCGCCTCCGCTGCCGCCTGCTCCGGCGGTTTTCAATTCGCCGTCTTCATTGAATTTCAGCGAGGCGCTTTGAATCGGGACAGTTGTATCAGCCATGATTTTTTACCCCGTTCCCGCTTCCACTTTTCGACGCACGCAGAAGCATTGCGTTTTCGGCGTCAATTCTATCCATCAGCCGCGTCATCGTCTCTGTGTTGTTTGAAATCACTACGTTGTTTTCGCGCATCATCTTGGAGAATGATTCAAGATACTGATGATTGTTTTCGGCTGACTCTTTCTGTAATTGCTTAATCAAATCTAAGTGTTGTTGTGCGGTTGAATCGAGCCTGTCTGCCATGCGGTTGTAAATCGACCAACCCGCCTTACCCAATGCTAAAATAGCCATTATGACAAGGCCTGTCTGCACTCCGAATTTATCAATCAATTCAGCCATCCGCACCCATCTCCTTTGTGTGAATTCGCAAGGTTTTCCCGTCCGGGTCTGACCATCTGTAACACGGTTCGCCGGTCGGGGAAATCACCTCGTACAAAATTCCGCCGTCGGCAATCACGTCGCCGCGCAGCGGAATTCCAAAGGTTAGATTTGTCGCCAGAATCAAGAAATCGCGGGTCTCCGTTTTGATGAAAACACCGTAAGCGGATGACTCCTCGAAAACGCTTTTTCCGACTGACGCCGGAATTGAAAGTGCGGTCTCGCCCACGCGCCGGTACGAAATTGCGTGTGACGCAACTTCGCCAAGTTTTGAGTCGAGCCAGTCTGCCCCGGTGCGCAGTAAATCCCGCATGGTTTTTTAGACCGTGGCCAGAGTCGCGCCGTCGTTGCGCAATACGCGCCAGCGGAGATTTGTCGAGACGTAAATCGCCTCCAGCGTGACCACGTCGCCCGCGTCGTTGAACGTGATCGTGTTGTTGCCGGTCTGGTTGATGCCCGTCGCGCAGGTCACAACGGCGTCGCCACCGTCAGTCTTCATCGCCAGTTGGATGATCTGGCCCGCGAACGTCGGCGCGGCCAGTGTGCGGGTTTCCGCCCCGGCGGTGACAATCGGGACGTAACCTGAACCGGTCACGGGGATTGCTCCGGCGTTGCCAGGGTCTGCAATCGGGGCGCTCTGCGGCGTGTAGTTCGTGCTACTCACACCGTACATCCTCACGCGGGTCATCGAGTCGCCGCTTGCCGCCGCCTGAGTCGCGTAACCGATGAAGGTGTTGGACGTGCTGACGGTGGTGGCTGCGCCAGTACCTGCAGTGCCGCCAACCGGGTCACCGTCGGCGTCCCAATACAGCGGTGCGCCAGCAGTCACCGCGCCAGTGATCTTCGCGAAATCAAAGATGCCGACAACTTCCAGCGCACCCAGCTCACCGGCGGCAATCGGAATTGTCGCCACGCCGATGAGACTGCCCTGCACCACGACCTGACCGGCCACCACCGCCGCAACGGGCGTGTAGTCGATGATGTTGCCGTCGTCCTGAACTTTTACGCCCTGAGCCATGATTCATCTCCGCATTTGATGTTTGATGTTTTCAGCCAGCCTTGAAATGGAAAAGCGGGACGCAGTTTTTATGCCGCGCCCCGCCGCACTTCTCGTTTTTTTTACGCCGCGCCTTTGGCCTTGCAGCCGCCGCGAGCGTCCTGTTTCGCCACACCGAAGTCGTGAACGCCGCGCATCTGAATTCCGAGAGTATTGAACTCGGCGACTGCGCTCTCCACGGTCGGGTTTTCCTGACCGTTGAGAAACACAGTCTGGATCACCGGCACATCCATCGGATCGGCCAGCAGATACCACGCGGTGCTCGAACCCGTGACGGTCGCACCGCCGATGGTCGTGCGCTGCAAGTACCGGCTCGCGACAGGCGTGAACAGCCCTGCGTGAGGATTGGCCGTGCCATACAGCGTTGATGCTGTCGTGTCGCGGATTTCCGTTGAGCGCATAAGCTGCGTTGCGGCAGTCTGAAGCGCGGTGGGCACCAACAGAATGCGGGCGGTGTGGCCGATGATCTGGCCGTCGGTGTCGATCAACTGGTTGAACTTGTTGAGCAGGTTCGTGATGCCGTTCACGGTCAAAAGCGAGTCAACCGCGCCAACGAGGTAGTTGGAATTCCCGCTCGAAAAGAAGCTAGAATCGTCAAGGAACGCAGTCCAGAAAACTTCATTCAGCGCGTTACCAGCGCCCGCGCCCAGCTTGCGGGGGATGGTGCCCAGCGCGTTCAGATCGTCGTTGATAATCATCGTGCGGTCGATGTTCAGCATCAAGCCGTAGGTCTGAGCGGCGTTGGTGTAGCTCTGGTTGCCGAGTGTGCCGTTTTTGATCGTACCGCCGGGGGCCACGCGCTGATAAGTGCCAGCGCCGGTCAGCCGGTAGGACGTCATGGTTTTAAAATCGGGAACGGTGGCGATCTGTGAAATCTGACGCCACGCCTGTTCGGTGAAATTGAAACCAGCCAGCAGGAACTTGTTGGCGATGTTCGAGAGAATCCCGCCGATGTCGATGTTGCTCGACGCCTGAATTCCGTAACCGAAAGCGGCCCGCTGGATTTCCAGTTCATTGCCGCCGAACTGAGCCTTTTTGTATCCGTTGGCCCAGGCAGCCTGAAGCATCAGATGCTGAATGCCAAGCCCGGTCTTGAATGCGCGGTGTGACGCTTCGAGCGTTTCCGGTTTGTAAACTTTTTCGATGTCGGGCATTTTGACGCGCTGAGCCATCGAGCATTCGAGAAGCGAAGACTCGATCTTCGGCGTCTCGATGATGATCGCGTTGGGCGCGGCGGGGCGACTGGCGCGGAGAACGGTCAGCGCGAACTCGCCGGGGGTGGATTTGTTTTTGATCGCGGCTGCGCGGATCTCAGACGCGTTCGGCAGCGAGCATTCCAGCGCGTTGATCTCGGTGATGCGATTCTGTTCGGCGACGGCCTCTGCGTTAATCTGCTCAGCAGTTTTCACCGGGGCTGCATTTGCCTGCACAATAACCGGAGCGGGCGTGTTCGGCTGATTGCCCGCATTGGGCTCAGTTCCGGTCACGGGCGCGGCGGGGTCACGATGGATTCTCAAAACAGCCTCCTTCGCGGCATTCGCCGCAATCGTTGCACTGGTTGTAGGGTCGGCTCCGAGTTCGGTCAGCGAGACCTCCATCAGAGTTGTCTTGGCCGCAATATATAACGGCCCCGCAAAAGTTTGTCCATTAATTTTCGCGCTGCCGGTTTCCGGCACATACACAATTTCGTTGATTGAACAACCAACCGAGGCTTGCCAAGGGAAACCGTTTTTCGCAGAATTCACCACATCGGCAGCGTAAACAGTGTCGCGGGAAATCAGCCCCGAACACATCAGCGTTTTGCCGTCGTTGGTGAACGAGTTGAGGTGGCCAACACCCTGATCGCGGGAATGTTCCAGACGAATCGGGATGGAGTTTGACGGAATCGACATGCCCGCCAAATCGATCACAACGGGCGTCCCGCTGAATCCCATCGGATTCATTTTTCCGCCGTTGTAGGCGTTCATTGAAATTTTCGGAACGGCCTTAGTGCCGGTTGCAGCGTCGGGCGCGAACGCCTCGATTGTCGCGGCACATGTCAGCGCCATCGGAGACAATTTACTCACGTCGATTTTATTCGTGATCGTCATTTAAAGGCTCCTCAATTTCTGCGTTTTCGGCGGGTGTTTTTGATTGTGAAATGGCCAGCGGATTCATACCGGGATTGGCAACCGGCAATTCAATGCCGAGCAGTTTGGCGCGGGCCTGTTCTTTCGCGATCTGGTTGAACTGCGTTTCCCAATCGAGGCCGTCGCGGGCATACTCCTGCGCGTAGGTCGTGGTGCGCGATGCCAGCCTGGTCGATTGCGCCGTCGCCTCTTTCGCCGGGTCAACATGCTGCGTACCGGCCCAAAACCATTGGTGCGCCACATCGACGGCACCGGCATCGATACCTGAAATGTAACCCGGAATGTATGACGCCTCTTTCAACCACGCCGAAAAAACGCGGTCGAGAATGTCGTCGATCATGCACTCGCGCTCGACTTTCAGACTCTTGTAATACGTCTGGTGGTCGAGGCGCCCGCTTGCGTAATTGTACGTGCTGGAATTTCCTGCCGCGACATTGAACGGCATGTTCATGCACCGTGCGATTTCGCCGATGATTTCGTTCTTGAAGTCCTTGTATGCATCCACCGGCTGCGCGGCTTGCATCTGCGTAATGCCCCAGCCAGCAGGCAGCGTAACCCAGGCATTACGCTGCACATTCAACACGGTGTCTTTTGAAACCGTCGCGCCTTCATCCTCGACTACCTGTGCCAAATCGGTGTGCACGATTCCGGCGACATTTGACGCCGCGCGGGCGGTGTCGAGAACAGATTGACTGTACTGCCGGAGTTGCGCGAACAGCCCGAGCGCGGGCGTAATTTCAGGGATGCCGCGCATTTGTCCGGGGCGTGTTGCGCGGAAATAATGCAGCATAAAATCCGGTGAAATTGTGTCGTAACCGGTGGCGATTCCCATTCCCCAATAATCGCCGGGGTGGTGTTTCAAAACGTGCCATTCGATCACGTTTCCGAGGTCGTCAAACTTCATACCGTCCACCGCGTTCGGCGTGAAAATGGTGGCCGTCCAGCTGCTGGCCACCTGGTCAGCCTCGATCAGTTTCACGTCCAACTGAACCGGTGTTTTAATTTTCGGATTGTTCACCAAAACGCCGAAAGCCTCGCCATCCTGCGAGCGGCAAATCCGCATGAGCCTCAGTTTCGCGGCAAGCCCAATCGCGTTTGACCAGCGGTAAAATTCGCGCTCAATTTTGGTGTTTAAATCTGTATTGGCGGTCTGCACCTGAAGGCGGGGGCCGGTGCCGATGGTGTCGTTGGCCAGCGTCTGTACAATTCCGTAGGCGTATGAGTTGTTCGCCACCTCGTGCCGCGCCCGCATTCGTAACGTGCGGCGCACGGGCGCGGACGTGGCGACGTTTGCGGATAGCGCGTCGGCGTCGGCCCAGTGTTGCACATTGTTGGATGTGGTTTGCGCCGCGTCGAAGCGGGCCTCCACGCGGTTGCGCGGGGCGAATGCCGAGGAAATGCGGGCGGCGATGTTGCGGGCGGTTTGCGCGATTTTCATTTTAGCGGACGCACCCCGGCGGTGAGATTTGCTGCCAGAGAACGCCGCCAGATTTCAACCTGCCAGCCGCTTTTTTGGTGAGATATTCATCCGCCGCGATGAGGTCGGGGATCGGGTGGGACTCGGCTTTGCGCCCGTCAATTTCAATGCGTTTCGGGTCTGTCGCGGCGGTCGGGAGCGCCGTTTCGATTGCACTTACAGCCATTTCTCACGCCCCTTTCATGGTCGCATAATCTCTGAAACGGCTTTTTTTTCAAATATAAAACAAAAAAAGCCCGCTAAAAAGCGGGCCTTTTAAGGCTAATTTTTAAGGCCGTTTCCGGCACGACCGTATAGCTCCGGTCTATTTAGCCTGTTTCTTTTCCAAAATCTTCAAAGCCGCGTTGGATGCCTTGGTTGGTGTCGCGCAGTAACCGCTTTTCCCGCTGTAGACTCCGCCGATGTAAACGCTTGCCGCCCAAGGACGAACGTTTCCAGACCAAGCATAAACGGCGATGAATGTTTCGTTCTCTGCGCGTTTTTTCTGAATTTCATCAAAAGGCAGGTTTGTGTATGTTTTGGCGTCCATCTTTGCGTCTCCTGTTTTCGGGTCGCTTCTTGCGTCCCACATGAATCAATATATACGCGGCTTAGTTAAATACAATATCTTTTTATGCGGATTTTCAGATTTATTTTCAAAACCCGGATGCGATGCTCTGCCTGATCGAGTTCATGTCGACCGCAACTTTTTTCTTTTTGGTCGTCGCACCGCTGCCGATTTCCGCCAGCGTCGCGCCCTGGATTGCCGCGCCAACGGCACAACCTACCACGCAATCCAGCCAATGATTGTCACCGCCACCCGGACGCAATTTCCATTCGTCGACCACGCGCCCGCGTCCCGTTGTGCGGATTCGATATTCCGCAGTGAGGTGATCTGCAAAACACTGGTGGTTGATTCTCTTGTCACCGAAAATGCTCAGGTTTGCCCGGTCGCCCAGTGCGGTGGCGAATCGTGAGAAGATGAATGACTTCCAATAATTCGTATCGAAAACAACGTGCCGCACTTCGCGCTTGTCTTTGATTGGAATGCGCCAGTTGATGCCCGTCCGCTCACCCGGTTTTTTCGTGTAGTCGCCAAACGGTTTGGAACTCGCACCGACATACTTTCCGTGACTCGGAATCAGCACAGACGAGAATTCGCTCTGTTTACAAAATTTGTAAATCATGTCGGTCGACGGACCCCAATTGGCGTCGATCATGCACTGGCTGATTTTCATTTTCGTTCCGTCTGTGCGCCGCCATTCGAGCGGCAACATCTGGCCCGTCAATTTCTCGAGGCCCGCGTAAATCTTTCCTTCCATGCCGTGCGTCGGGAACTCCACATCTAAATTATTTTGCGCGTCGGCCAGCGTGAAATAATTCCGTTTCTGGTCGGGGTATGTGCCGTAATCTAAAACGTACCCGGTGAAATCCTCTGACCAGCCCACGATTGTGTAAAACAAAAGACGCTGCTGAATGTCAATGAACATCGTGATGTAGTTCACAGACAACGGCACCTCGCCTGGTTTGTACCCGTTGGTTTTCTCCGCGATTTCGACAGCCGAAACGGTGCCGTCGAGCAATGACTTATCCTGCATCGGCTCGTTTTGGTACTCTGCAAAAAACGTCTCTTCGTCGTTGAACTTGATGTTCATGGCGAACTGCAGAGCAGAGATTTCGTTGTCGTCGAACCGTTCATCCCACGCGACTTTCGCACCCGCGTCCATCTCTGATTTGTTGGCCAGATAAAACGCTGTGGCGTCCGCAATGTCGCGATCTGCCCGCAAACTGTCTGCGCGAATTTCCGCGTATTTCTCCCACAGTTTCATGTTGGTCGGGAATTCATAAACCAGTTTCGTGCGCTCGCCGTTCCACACCGGATGGATGTTTTTGTTCAGGATGGTGTCTGTCACGTCACCGGGGCGAATGACAGTGCATGGCATAAAACCCGCGATCTTCCGTTTGTGGCCGGCCATGCCGAGCACCGCGCCTGAAATGATCTTCTCCCGCGTCCTGCACTGGTCTCGGCTGCGGGCACTTTCGTCCGTTTGCGGGTCGTCAACGATGACCATCTCTGGACGCATAGTCTTGCCATCTGCTGTTTGGTATTTAGCACCGCGAACACCTGCGCCTGTCAGTCCTGCCGTCTTAATGATCGCGCCGGAAGATGGTGAACCGGGGATGGTGGCCAACACGATCTCGTCTGCCCATTCGATGTGCGTCCGGTTCCCGTTGTAAACCTGGCCGAGGCATCGTTTGGAAATGCCTTCCAGTTTTTGGATCGGGTAAATCGCGGCCGGAAAATCCTCTGCCAGAAACGGGTTTGTCTCCAAGTGCATTTTGATCGCGTCGAGCAGTTGTTCGGCGTGATCTGACGACGGCCCGATAACGACCACGAACTTTCGGTGGCCGTAGAGCACAGACCAGACGGCAGCGCACTCTGACATGCTTGTTTTGCCGGATCCGCGAGGCATGGCGAATGCGAACAGCCCGCCGCGCAAAACGGCATTCTCGATTTTCCCGATCACGCGCAGGTGGTCGGGCGACCACCCCATGTAAAACATTTGCGGAAAATAGTTCTCACAAAACGCCTGAAAACTTTCGCGACATTTCTCGCGCCGTTCCGGGTTTTTGATTTCGGGAATGTCGCCAATGTCGCGGGCGGCCTGTGACGCAATTTTCTGTTTTAACGCTTGGTCAGCTTTGTGCTGTTCGTAGGATTTTCCATCGGGTTTATCGTGCCGCGTTGTCAACAGCCAAGCAAAATATTTCGGCAGATTAAATGTCTTGCCTGCACCAATTCTGAAACCTGCTTTGTCTTTGTGATTTTCGAGATTCTGTTTTGATGTGACAGATCCAATCTGTGTGGAATTCAGAATCTGCGTGAGTTCGCGGGATGTCAGATTCAGCGGGTCGATTTTCTTTTCTGCCGCCATGTTTTATCCGCGTTGGCGCAGGCCATTTCCGACAAGCCACGCGCAATAATGAAGAATGTTCACAGTCCCGTCACCGTTGGCGGGCGCACCCGATTCAATGTCGTCGCGAATCATCCGTTCGGTGATTTCAAACTGGCCACCGTTCAGTTTGTTCACCATCGCGACCACGTCGCGGATGCGCATTGCAGACATACCGCCACCGGTTGATGGTTCTGCCGGAATCATTTAGCTGGCCTTTTTCTTCGGACCGCGCCGGGGCGGGTTTGCGATCAGCGCGTCGACGTCCTCTTTGCGCACCTCGACATAATCGGGGCGACCGTCTGCGCGAATGTTTTTGCTTGGGCGTGACTTCACCAGGCCGTATCTGATCCATCCGTGCAGCCTACTTTTCGGAACACCCGCCAAACTGCCTTTAATCCATGCCATGATTTTTATTTCCTTTCAGGCGTATATATATACGGATAAGTCAAAATGTCAATTCTGAAAAAGAGTCCCGTTGTGCGGATAGAAGCTTTTCGGGTAAACATTTTCGCGATCTGCGGTGATGTGGTTCCACGAATCCGAGACAGTCAGGACGCAAACGGAGTCTTCCTTCACCGATGAAACGGTACCGCCCAAATGATCTGGAAACGACCCGAACCAAAAATCATGTTTGGATTGCCCGAAATGAATCGGGTTTCCGCGTTTTGCAATCAGAAACCTGGCGTTGTACGCTGCTCCACCCGGAGTCATATCTGGATTTGGATTCGGGAACAAACCGAGCACCGCAAGATTCCCGCGAATAACACGGATTGCATCGCGGGTGCGGGTGGCCAAGTTGCCTTTCTGGTCGATTAGCAGCCCGATCACCTCGGTGTCGCATTCCGTTTTCATTTCCAGTTCGTAGTTCTCGCACAGTTTTTCGTAATTGGAAACGACGCCATTGTGCACGAACAGACCGTTGCGACACTTGTGCGGATGGTTGTTCTCGTTGGTCTCAGGGTCGCCGTGTGTGGCGTACCGGCAATGCCCGATGACAGCGAGCGCGTGTTCGCAGCGGTCGATATCCGAAATATCATCGGTCACCGCGCCGGGCCGTTTGAACGAATTGAGATTGCCCGACTGGTCAATCCACGCGAGGCCAAACGCGTGACGCCCTCTTTCCTGCGTTTTAATCGCAATCTTGCGCAGGGTGTTCATGCAAACGGCGCGGTCGCCAGACCGCGTCAGAAACCCAAAAATGCCGCACATCGTTTTTCATCCTTTCCAATGCCGGGCAGGCATATCCTGCCCGGCGACCATTCGTTTTTTATTCTGTCCGCGCCTGCGGGCGGGGGACGATGTTGCCGTCGACGATCAAATGTCGCGACGCTGACAGCGGGAACATGCGGGCGTACAAACTAAACGCCCACCGCAGCGCGTGTGCGTACTCAATTCCGCGCATGCATGCCACCGCGGTAAAATAAGTCACCACAGAGAGACGGTAGTGGATCACCAACCGGCGAGGATTGCCGCCAAAGTCGAACTTGGACGGCTCGCCAAAATCCTGATCGACGTCAGGCGCGAACTCGAGTGACACATCCGCGATTTCCGGGTAGGCCAGCTTCATGGCTTCGTGCAAAACCGAGAACTTCGCCTCGCGGGCCTCTGTGTTGCCGCGCCACGGTTTTGAGCGGCGGAACTCGCGAACGGCCTTCACGCATTCTGCGGAAAACATCTGGCCGGGCTCTGCGACCACCGGCCCGTTCGCGGTCGCGACCGCAGGGGCGGGCGGGGGTGTGTTTGGTGCGTCCATTTATATCGTTCCTCTCTCTGGTTTCTCTGCCGGTTTCAACCGGCGATGATGTATGCAATCTCTGATTAAAAAGCGGGCATGGCTTTACGCCAGCATCACCTCCAGATCAGTGCGAATGAAGTGGTTGAAGAATGATTTTGTTGCGTCCGTGGTGATGGAGTGTTTCCCGTCGTTCTTTTCAGCGTATGCGGTGTGGCCCAATTTGCGGAGTGCGATGGTGATGGTGTTGATTTTGTTTTCGGAAATGGTGTTTAGAAAAAAGGTGAAGGTTGTGGTTTTGGTCGCGGTCGTCATGGTCGTTTCTCCGTTTTGTTTTCGGGTCGCGTTTTGCTTCCCACACACGTATTTATACGCGCATATGCGAAATATGCAAGCTCTGTTTTTTACAATCTGCGCCGTCTGTGCATCGGAATCGCAGGCGGTGACCGCCGGATGAAATCTGGCGGGCGCGTGATGGTTGCTGCTGGCGGGCGCGTGATTTCTGCGGGCTGCGGAATGGTGATCTGATTCGGATTGTTGATTGGTGATCGCGTCAGATTTTGAATTGCCTGTGACAAATGAACCACGATTTCATTCTCAGAAAAACTTGGAACTTCCAACGATATGGGTCTGTCAAAATTCATGTTCTCTGCATTCCGAACGATGGTGGCCAACCGTCTGCACTCGCGTCGGATGATGTGAATTTGCGCATGAATGTCGGATTCTGTTGTCGCGTATATGGTGCCCGAACCTACACGATGGTCGTTGTTTCTGGCTGCTTCCAATTGCGCCAACTGAATGGCCGCTGAACGAATTGTTTGTTCGGGTGTCATTTCAGTTCGCGCACTCAATCCCGTCAAATCCGGCGCGGGACGCGAGACGGTCTGCGGTTGTCGTTCGCCGGTGTCGTATTGCTTGGCGAGGCGCCTGAATTCCTCTTTTACTTTTTCCTGCGACAGGTCGTTCGGGTCAGCAATCCAACCGTATTGAATGCCGTTGTTGATTCGGGCGTACACCTCGCCCCAAGCCAAATACCCGATCAACCGCTCGCACTCGGATTCGCCCGGACCGTCCTTCATCCACCCGCCCGTTGGCGGCTTCGGATTCCAAACAGGGACGCGTTTGCAGTTCACCGCCCGCTGAACAATTCCGAGGCATACCTGAATCCAACCGGCGATCTTCACCGGCGATGTGGAACCGGAAAAGCACCGGAACTCGACGGTTCGCTGCCTGGCATTCCGCCTGGTGACGTTGGTCAGATTCAGAATGTGATACCGGTCGTCGCCCGAGTGTCGCGTCGCGCTGTCTGGATTCCCGTATGCGCGGATCGAATGGCAGAATGACCCCTGTTCGCGTTTTTTCGTGCCGGTGATGGCGTACAAACCCCGCTCGCAGTAAGCAGTGATGCCGATCAGGCGTTTAATTTCGTCGCCAGAGTTTGGCCACTCTTCTTTCCACCCGATGTGGATGTGAACGCCGCAGGATTTATTGACCGCATGTCCTTTTTGGGTGATCTTGATCATGGCGTCGATCACGTTTTTGATGCCGGGCGCACCGTGCAGAACGGGCGACGTGATTTCGCATTTCACCATCGGAACCGAATAACCGGAGGTCGAAATCGACCCGTCGTCTTCGGCTTTCCATCCGGATGGCAGATACGGGATCTGGATTCCAGCGTGATGTGGCCCGATTTCCAGCCGTCCTGCCGGGTCGCGGGTCAAGATGGTGGGCGCGGCGGTCTCACATTCGACTCCAAACGTCAATTCGTTGGCGTCAATCATCGGTTTTTCTCCCCAAATGTTGAGAGATTTATACGCGCATATGCGAAATAATCAAGACATTTCCATGCAATTCGGTCAAAAAAATGTCAAAAATCGGTCAAAAGAAGGCCTTCTTTTTGGCCAAAAATATGCGATTTTTGAGATAAAAACGACAATTCTCCATAGATAAAGCTTGCGTATTTATACGCGCCGTATATAAATGTATCTGTGAGACGCGAATAACGCGAACCAAAAACGGGGAAAACGACCATGATCGACGCCAAAGACCTGACATTCGGAATTGAGATCGAGACCATCGCGCCGGTGGCACTGACGCAACAGGTGTTTGGCCTGGACGGGCGGTACGCACCCGCCGAATTGACCATTGGCCATTACAAGAACGGAATTCAGGTCCCGTACCTTCCGCAGGGGTGGACGGCGGAACGCGACGGGTCGATCAACGACAGCGCGGGACGGCCCTGCGAGATTGTGAGCCCGGTATTGAAAGGCGAAGACGGGATCGCGCAGGTGATTCAGGTTTTGAAGACGCTCGAATCCAAAGGCCACAAGGTGGACGCTAGCTGCGGCGTACACGTACACATTGGTTGGGATTCAAACATGCCCAGCGACGCGCTGGCCCGCCTGATCACCATCGTCTCCTACTGCGAAAAAGGCCTGTACGCGATCACAGGCACGAAGAGCCGCGAACGCGGGCGGTTCTGCGCGGGGGTGCGCAAATACAATAACGCCAAGAGCGCCAAGACCAGTCTCGACCGCGACAGATACCACGCGTTGAACCTGACCAACCTCGCCAACGGCAACAAGAACACGGTCGAATTCCGCATTTTCTCCGGGTCCACCAGCGCCACCAAGGTGGTCGGCTGGATTCAAGTTTGCCTCGGATTGGTGCAGCGCGCCGTAAACGGCAAACGCAACCCGAACTGGAATCCCAAAGCGCCCAGCGGCGGATGGAAGAAAGCGGGCGAGGGCCAGAGCGAAACCGAGCGCCTGATGGGCTACCTCGCTTGGGGCGATTGTTACAAACGCCTGAACAACGGGCAGGAGTTCGGGTGGATTTCAAACGCGATTGCGCAGGATGACGTAAAGAAAGAATTCCGGCGCTTGGCCAAAAAATACGACGAAATGCCATAGAGAATGGCCAAGAAAATAAATCTGCAATTCCACAAAAACAGATGTTGAAATTATATACGGCGCGTATATATTGGTGTTTGTGGGAACCAAAACGGGTCCCGAAAAACGGAGAAACGAAGATGACAAAGACCACGAAAAAAACTGCCAAGAACGAATTTGAAAACGAGACCAAGATGGCCCAGGCGATTCTGGCGATTGTCAAAAAAGAGATGGGCCTCGATACGCTCGAAACCAGAAACAGCGACAGCCTCGACTTTCACGAATTCTGCGTCGCGACGATCAAAGACGCGATGATCGCGGCATACAAAGCCGGTGCCGAAAGCAGAAACGAAGAAATCAAAATGATCGTTCGGTTTAAGACGTCAAAGTAACCCAACCAAACCAACCAACCAACCACAGAAAGGACAACGACCATGATTCACAATGCGATTCTGACCGTCAAAAGCGCCACAACGGGCGAACACCGGACTTTCAAGATTTCAACCGTTCCGCCCGACGCGAATTTCGCACCGGGCAAACGGGTCTTGGCGCTTCTGACCGGCCCGGACAACACGTCGAACTACACACCGTTCGCGTTCGTGAACGAATTCAACATCATGGTTTGGGCCAAAAAACGCGGCACGATCTTCCAGAGATACGCAGACGTCCTTCTGGATTTGATGAACGGTGGCGTCAGATACGCCGGGCGGGGTTTCACCATGCACGAGGCGCGGTGCTGCCGCCGGTGTAACCGGCTGCTGACCACGCCTGAAAGCATCGCGGCGGGCATCGGGCCCGAATGCGCGAAACACGAGAACTAAAAACCGGCCACAGGCCAAGGAGAATACCATGCTAATTTTCGTTTACGGAACACTCAAGAATGGCGGGCGGCTGCACTATTGCCTGCGCACCGCAACATTCATCGCGGATGCAAAAACGAAACCCGGATACCAAATGCGCGACAAAGGATGGTTCCCGATCATCCACAAGGCAGAAACAGAATCGCATGTGTCCGGTGAGATTTACAAGTGCGACGTCAAAACCGTTCAGACGCTGGATGGAATTGAACTGTCAGCCGGATATTCACGCGAAGAAATCCAAATCGAAAACTGCCCGTTGGACGAACCTGTTTTTGGGTACGTCTACAACCACGACGCCAGCCGGTTTCCGGTTATCGAATCGGGTGAATTTAAAGTTCGATAATTCCTCAGAAACAGATGTTGCATTTATACGCGCATAGGTTAAATTATGTTTGTGAGACGCGGGTGCCGCGCCCAAAACAAAAACCACGAACGAGAGGAAACGACCATGCGAGAGTACACAAACCCCACGATTTGCGTCGGTGCAAACGCCACCAACAGCCTTTTGCGCGCGGCGGAATACCAGATTCAGGCGGCTTTCCTGAGCATCCGCGATTCGATCAACGGGACGTACACCACAGAATGCGCCAACGAAATCGCATACGCCTGCACCCGGTTCACGACCGCCACGCGCAACACGAACAAACCCGCGAAATTCGCAAAAGAGGTTCGCGACATTCTGCAAGACGCGATGAACATGATGCCCAGCGCGAACCACGACGCATGGGTGATGGCGCGGCTCGCAGACGATACGCTGCGGGCGGTCTGCCTGACGAACAAAGAGTAAAACCCACAAACGACAAAACCCGGCAGGGTGTTCCTGCCGGGTGGCCAACACAGACGGGAGAGACGAACATGGACATGGTAACTTTGGCGAACCGGCTGTTGGCCGGGCCGCAAACAGAAAAGATCATCGACGTCGAGTTCGACAGCCGCATGCTGGATTTCAATGCCACCGAGGTGAACGCCCGGTGGCTGACAGAGAAAGGCAAAAATATCTTCCGTAAATACTTCGGGCAGGGGGTGATCGACGTCAACATGCGCAAAACGGGCGCGGTGGACTTCCACTCGCACCTGATCCAGAACGGATTTGCGGTCAGGATCAAACCGAAGGCCTAGACGGCCCCGGCCACAGCGTCCACATCACCCGCCCCGGCTTCGACCGGGGCGGTTTCGTTTGCGGGAATCCGAACGGCCTTCTGGCCGGTGAATTCCTCAAACCGCTTCACAATCACGTCACAATAGTGCTGGTCGATTTCCATCAGAAACGCATTGCGCCCGCACCGCTCAGCGCCGATCAACGTGCTGCCGGATCCGCCGAACAGGTCGAGGACATTCTCACCCGGCCTGCTGGAGTACGTCATCGCCAGCACAGCCAGTTCTGACGGTTTCTCTGTCAGATGCACCATGCTCTGCGGATTCACTTTCTTGACGTGCCACAGGTCTGTGGCGTTGTGAATCTCCGGGCTGAAGTAATGCCCGGCGCCTTCGCGCCACCCGTAGAAACACCATTCGTGCGCACCCATGAAATCTTTGCGCGTCATCACCGGGTGCTGCTTGTCCCAAATGATCGCCTGGGCGAAATACAGTTCGTTTTCCTTCAGCGCGGGCGGGTAATTTGCGATATTCGCGTAACCGCCCCAAATGTAAAACCCGCGTCCGGGTTCCAACACGCGGGCGATGTTGCCAAACCACGCCCGCAGGATTTCATCGAAGGCGGTGTCGGTCATGAAATCGTTGGCCAGCGGTCTGTCTTTGGCGCGCATTTTTCGTGTGGTGGGAACTGATTTTCCTGGGAATCTGGCAAGGTCATTACTTTGATTCGACAGCAGCCCGCGGTGGCCGTCCATCGCAGCCAGTTCGTTTTGGTTCCCAAATGACGAGAGCCCGGCGGCGATTGCATTGTTGCTGCGCGGTTCAACCTTCACGTTATATGGCGGGTCGGTGTTCACCAACTGAATCTTTGCGCCATCGAGCAGCTTGTCGAGATCGTCCGGGTCGCTCGAGTCGCCGCACATCAGGCGATGGTGGCCAAGCACCCAAATGTCGCCGGGCTGCGTGATCGCTTCGTCCATCGCCTCCGGCGCTTTGACTTCCACGCCGCCAACCGTGACAGCGCATGTGCCCTGGTTCCCGTTGATTTCCGCGCCCAGCCATTTCTCAAGCTCGGCCATGTCGAAACCAAGCGTCTGCATGTCGAAGTCGGGCGTCGCCATCAGCGCCTTCAGTTCGCCCGGCAGCAGGTCGCGGTCCCACTCCGCGAACTCCGATGTTTTGTTGTCTGTGATGCGCAGCGCCCGAATCTGCGTGTCCGTCATATCTTTGGCGACGTGAACCGGCACGGTGGCCAACCCCAGCTTCATCGCGGCCAGACGCCGGGTGTGGCCGATGATGATCACGCCGTTTTCATCCACGACGATCGGCTGCCGGAATCCGAACTCCTGGATGCTGGTCGCGACAGCGTCGACGGCA